TACAGTCCAAAACTTGCTAGGTAAAAACAAATGAGTATACTTAATTCATTAATTGGTCCTGTTACTGGGCTATTAGATAAATTTATTGAGGATAAAGACAAGAAGAATGCCATCGCATTTGAACTTTCGACAATGGCTGAAAAACACGCGCAGGAACTTGCGAAAGCACAGATTGAAGTTAATAAGACGGAAGCGGCACATAAGTCGTTATTTGTCTCTGGGTGGCGTCCCGCTGTCGGGTGGGTTGCTGTACTTGGCATGGCGGGTAACTTCTTGGTTATCCCACTGGCCAACTTTACGCTTGCTTTGGTTGAGTCTGAGGTCATCATTCCAATCCTTGATTTGAGCCAAATGATGCCTGTCCTGATGGGAATGCTTGGGTTAGGTGCGATGAGAACTGCTGAGAAAGTCAAAGGCGTACAGAGGGATAAATAATGGGTGCAGGTGGTCACGGCTTCGGCTTTAAGAATAAATCTAATACGCAGATAAACAATAGCGTAGCTGCTAAGTCGTTGCGTCGTTCTCCTAGAACTACCATGGATGTTTTACGAGAGAACCAAAGAGAAACTGCAAAAGAATCTCCTTATTATGTTCCGTTAAGTAGTATTAGCACTGAAGGAAGAAAAGTAGGAGAAAGAGACTACATATATGATGATGAAGGAGATAAGGTAGGTGTTATCTCTTTTAAAGAACAAAAAAGCTGGGACGGGGCTGGTAATGTAATTGGTAGTAAAATAGTTCCCCGCACTACTTATTATTCACCTACAACTGTACAGGATACAAGACAAAGAAAAGCATCATACGGCACTACAGACATCGCAGACATTGCCGCACAGTTGGAAGCGGAAGCTCCGTCTAAAGCTAGAACAGGAATGGATTTATTTAGCGAGTTTGACCCCAACCGTGGAGGTATGATGGGTCACAGTGTTGACTCTTATAACAGAGCAGTAAATTATGAACGTCCTTTGCTTAATGCTTTTAAAGATTTAGATTACAAACCATATAAAGAGTTTGATGTTCCTGAGTTAGACACTGGTGGTCTTGATTATGACAAAACAAAGCTATATCTTAATTACGGTGAAAGAGGTCAGTTAGATTTTCCTAGTCAAGAAGCTGAAAAAGAATACAACGAAAAAAGAAGAACAGGCACTTTTCACGACATTTCAGATTTACTAGGTGTTGAAGGTAAACTAGGTGAGCATACAATGGTGTGGGTTGAGAATCCACCAGAGCCTAGTAAGTGGGAAAAGTTTTTAGGTAACCCTGTACTACAAGTTGTAGGGATGTTGAATCCTACTGTTGCGTTAGCAACTACAGGAGCTAAGTTAGCTTCAGGTGTAGACGTATCTCCTGTAGAGTTAGCAAGTAGTTTAATGACAGGTTTAGAAATGACAGGAGCAGTGCAAGCCCCTGTAAACGCAGGTAAGCTTGATTCAACAAAATTAGCAGGGCCAGTAGCGCCTACAGGGTCTACAGCAGGTACGGGTTTATTTGGTACTTCTTACAATCAAACAAAAACTGCATTAAACGTGGCGGCGGCAGGAGATGCCAAAGGAGCCGCTATTGCTTTGGTAGGCGATAACATTATTAAAGGTGGCCTAGAAAAAGCAGGGATAGATGAAAAAGCTATTACAGACGCAGGTATCCAGTACGATGACTTTGAGGCAGGTGTTAATAAGACTGTACAAAAATTAGCGGAAGGTGAAGAGTTAGACGAGGCTCTTGCTTTTGGCGTAGGTAAATATGTTGGTGAAGGCGGTACATTAGGTTCTATTGACTTACCTTCTATTAATCTACCTTCTATTGATTTAGGTGATTCTGAACTTCTTGGGTCTATTGCAGACGCACTGTCAGCGGCAGAAACAGCAGTTAGACAGGGATTATCTGAGTTTGATAAAGAGGTATTACAACCATGGACAAAACCTACAGGAGATATTGTTGAAGACGTAGCTCAAGAGTCTGGTGATATTATTGAAGATGTAGCTCAAGGTGCGGGTGATGTGTTGTCTGACTTAGATACTGCTATTAGACAGGCTTTACCAGACATTGACTTACCTAGCATAGACTTACCTAGCTTTGATTTAGACTTACCTAGTATTGGTGTAGACTTTAAGCCTTCTTCATCAACCATGCTTGCTTCTGGGGGTGAATCACCTACACGAACTACAGACAGTCTTTTTGGAGATGACTTGTTTGCTTTTGAAACTGAGATAGGTATTTCACCAGAATACTTTGAGTATGCCGATATACTAGATGATGGCGGTCTTATGCCAAGAACTAAACAACGAAGGATGTACCCATTCACATGACTTACTTACAAATTATAAACAGCGTAATGCGTAGGCTTAGAGAAAACGAAGTAACTACGGTTGACCAGAATTCATACTCCAAGCTTGTCGGGGAGTTTGTCAACGATGCTAAACGTATTGTAGAGGATGCGTGGGATTGGTCTTCTCTAAGAGACACAATAACTGTAGATACAGTGGCTAGTACGTTTAGCTATGCGTTATCTGGAACTAACTATCAGTCAAAAACTTTGGACGTAATTAATGATACGTCTAATAATTTCATGCGACAGGCTAGTTCTTCTTGGATGAACAATGCTTTTTTAAACAATGACCCTCCTAGCGGTTCTCCTAATTACTATTCATGGAATGGTACAGACGCTAACGGTTTGTTGATTGTAGATATTTATCCTATACCTGATAAAGTATACAGTTTACGTTTTAACCTTGTTGAAAGGACAGAGGCATTTACAAGCGACACAGATACAATGGCTGTGCCTTCTGCTCCTGTAATACAGTACGCTACTGCCCTTGCCGCTAGAGAACGTGGAGAGACAGGCGGTACAAGCGCGGCTGAGTTGTTTGCCCTTGCGGATTCTACACTTGCTGATGCAATCGCTTTAGATGCCGCTAGATTCCCTTCTGAAACTGTTTGGACTCCTTGCTAATGGCTCAAAGATTACAGAACATTACAATTCAAGCCCCTGGTTTTGCAGGGCTTAACACACAGGACTCACCTATTGGTCTTGACGCTTCCTTTGCGGCTATTGCTGACAACTGCGTTATTGACCAACTAGGTAGAGTCGGTGCTAGAAAAGGCTATACAGCAGTATCGACTAACGGTTCTAGTGTGTTAGGCAGTAGCCGTGGCATTGAAACCATATTTGAGTTTGTAGACCAGAACGGTGACAAACGTATTATATCAGCAGGTAACAACAAAATATTCACTGGAACTACTACACTAGTTGATGTCACACCTTCTGGTTATACCCCCACAGCTAATAACTGGAAGGTTGTCAACTTAAATAACCATGCTTATCTTTATCAAAGAGGACACGAACCTCTATTAGCAACAGATGAATCTGGTTCTTTTGTAGTAGAAGCCATGTCAAGCCATTCTCATTCTACTGGTACATCTCCGCAAGGTAACGAAGTCTTAGCGGCTTATGGCAGACTCTGGGTAGCAGATGTTACCGGCAACAAACACACAATATATTGGTCTGACTTATTAAACGGACACCACTGGTCAGGCGGCACTTCTGGCTCAAACAATGTAATTCAAAACTTTCCTAATGGAAGTGATGAAATAACGGCTCTAGCGGCTCACAACGGGTTTTTAATTGTTTTCTGTAAAAACTGTATACTAGTCTATAGCGGAACAGCAAGCCCTGCTAGTGACTTAACTCTTGTAGACACTGTAGAGGGCGTTGGTTGCATAGAGCGAGACTCAGTACAAAACACAGGTACAGACATACTGTTTTTGTCTAAAGACGGTATACGCTCATTTGGTAGGACTATACAAGAAAAGTCTATGCCTATGCGTGACATCAGTAAGAATGTACGTAGCGACTTGATGGATTTTGTTGGACAACAGTCTAACCCTATTAAGTCTCTATACAGCCCAGAGGAAGCCTTTTACCTACTGACGTTACCAGACAGCAACACAACGTACTGCTTTGATATGCGTACTGCACTGCCTGATGGCTCACAAAGAGCAACAACATGGTCAGACATTACTCCCTTGTCCTTTGCTAGGCTTACTGATGGTTCTATATACTTTGGTAAAAGCGATGGGATTAAACTGTATAACGGACATTTAGACGGTACTGAGTCCTATACTATGAGTTACTTTAGTAACCCACTAGACTTTGGTGATTCTTCTAGATTAAAGTTTCTAAAGAAATTTAACCTAACAGTAATTGGTAATGTATCGGCAGTAACCGTGTTAAACTGGGGTTATGATTATACATATGATTATCAAAAACAAAGTTTTAGTTCTGGTTTAACAAACACAACACAGGCTGAGTACAATGTAAGCGAATATAATACAACGGCTGAATACACCACAGGTATTGACATACAGCTTCCAGAGGTTTCTGGTACAGGCAGTGGTTCAGTCGTAACCGTAGGCGTTGAGTCTACAATAAATGGCGCACCTTATTCTATACAAAAACTTGATATACACGCTCTACTAGGGAGATTAATATAATGTCTAACTATACTAAGACAACTAACTTTGCGACAAAAGATACGCTCCCTTCTGGCAATGCGGCTAAGATTGTCAAAGGGACTGAGATTGACACAGAGTTTACTAACATAGCAACAGCGGTAAATACTAAATTAGATACTTCTACGTATACTGCGGCTGATGTATTAACTAAACTTTTAACTGTGGATGGCACAGGTACTGGTCTTGATGCAGACAAAGTAGATGGGTTTAACATATCTACTGCATCTACAGGCACTGACGCTAACACTATTTACTTTAGGACTATCTAACAATGTCAATATTTGTAGGTTCTTCTGAAATAAATGATATTTATATAGGAAGTAATATAGTTGATAATATTTTTGTAGGCTCTAATAAAGTATGGAGCAGACCTCTGCTTTATGACATTT